GTTATACAATAATGCACCCCGTATATGTATAGGAGTTCCTTTTGCATATATTGTAGAATGTGCTTTATACTTTTCTACATCAGATGCAGAACGGGGAAAGGATATATCTTCAGGTGGAAGTTTCCTAAAATCCTTACGGGACTTTTCAATAAAGTCAATAACCTCATCTTCTGTACCATTCATCATTATCTTTAGGGCATCCTTAATCATAGTTCGACAAGGTGCAGGAGTAGAAGACTTAACTGCTTCAATACCCATCATCTTTAACTTAGGTTCTTCATATCTCACACCCTCACTATCCCATACATTTAAGATATATCTTTTCTTAGCAGTCCATATACCACGTTCAGCAATGTTCTCTCTCTTCATAAACATCTTCTGATCATAAGCATTCACGTAGTCGGCCAACGCTTGGTAAGAACCCTCAATAAAAGGCTCAAATTCAGTTTCACACACCTTATTAAGGAAAGAGACAACGCCTTCATTAGTTTTCTCTCTCCCCTCGTATACAGCGTCAACCAAAGGCCCCAAATTAAGGTAAATGGAATCAGTATCTGAAGCAATAACATAATCAACATCCTCGGTTTTTAAGATCTTATTGATCTTATTATTCATTTTATTCTCTATCCAACGTATGGATACTTGGCCAGACAAAGTAATTGCTTCTGCATTAGCAAGTTTGTAATACCTGAAGTACTGATTGCCGATAGCACCATAAGCACTATTAAGGGCAATCTTCTTCGCCATCTGGATATTGTTACACCTAGCAATCTCCTTTGTGAGAGCATTGGACGGGTTCTTCTCATACTCCTGCTTTGCCTGTAACATCTTCTTCTTGAAGACAACACGATCTCCATACATCTTGTCCATAAGTTCAGGAAGGAACCCACGCACATCCTTCCTATATTGCGCTCCATTCGCACAAACTGCATAATCTCCATCAAATTCACACTCCTGTTTTAAGATCCTTTCAACGCTCGCACTGGGATGTCGAGTCTCCCTGATGGTCTCTGGGGAAATGTTATATTGCATAATAAGATGAGGATACAAGCTATTGAGGTCAAAACTAACCACCCAATCATACTTTCCTGGTTTCGGTTCCTTGACATAAGCACCTGCGTATTTTTCGTTTTTTGCTGATCTATTCTTTGGAGGAATAACTATATTCCTCTTCTTCAAATAGTTATAAATGATGGTATCCCACATTCGCACCTGATAGAACACATCATTATAATTAACCTTAGCCTCATATGCCATAGTAAGAGCAAGCTCAATAAGCTTCATCTTACCTTCAAGACGGTCAACAAGTTCAACGTCAATTATATTATATTCAATATACTTCTGCCAACCCTTTGTGTAGAAGTCCTTAAATGTATCAAACTCACTGTGGTCTAACTTCTTCTGTCCAAGTTCTACACTAGCAATATAATCCAACCTATAAGACTCTTGTGCCTTGTAAGTAAACTTCTTATAAAGATCAAGATAATCTAACTGAGTTACACCACCAACATCAAATGTTATATGCCTACGACCTTTAATAAATGTTTCTCCTTCTGAAACAAGACCCCAAGGAGAAAGTCTCTTCATCAACTTCTCACCCAGAATCCTATCAATCCTACGAGCAATATAAGGAATATCATATAGTTGTATGTTCCATCCTGTAATAACATCTGGAACATCTTGCATCCAATAATTAATGAACGATGTTAGAAGTTCATGCTCAGTGGGGCAATGATGATATGTTACATCTTTCCTATTATTCTTAAAGGGTTTGCTACCCCAAGTAATGATCTGCTTAGTTGTGTAATCCTGTATTGAAATTGCCAAGATCTCTTCAGAGCAAGATTCAACGTCTGGGAAACCGTGCTCAGACGCAACTTCAATATCCAAAGTAACAAGCTTAATTTTAGATATGTCAAACTTGATTTCATCCTCTGGGTATTTCTCTGAAATATATTGGTAAATATACCGATCATTCCCATATATCTCAAATCCCTCCACATCCTCATACTTCTTATAGAAGTCACGGCAATCTCTAACCGTGCCTGGATTAATTGGTTCAACTGGTTCTCCACTCAACGTTTTATATTTAGACTTTCCTTTAGATTTGACAAATAGAGTGGGGAAGAACTCATCTCTGTGCTCATACCTCTTACCATTATCAACTCCACGAACCAAGAATTGGTTTCCAATTAATTGGACATTAGTATAAAATTTCATTATGCTTTCAATTGAGAATCACTAAGAAAGGAACACCACCCTGAGACAATATATTTTGTTTGTGAAGGTGAGGGTAAACCATGATGTGGATGCGTCCAATATGCTGGCCATATTAACATATCCCCTACTCTAGGTGCAAACTTTTTGGATTGAGTAGGAAACTCTGTCTCTCCACCATCCGTCACATCATTAAGATAAATCATCCATGCTATCAATCTTCTTTCTCCATCCCCATTCCTATGCCCACTATTCTCACAATGAGTTTGAAAATATGCTTCTTTCGGTAAATACTTTTTTATTTTAAAATAAGAAGTAACATCCCAAATAAAAAGTCTCTCAAGAAATGGATAGTCTTTTTTATATTTCCCAATATTATCAACCAAACTTCTATCAACACTAGAAAAATATTCACGTTGTGAATCTAATGAATGAATAGGAATATACATTTCACTACACTTTTTTTTATTATAATCTACTTCCCCAACACCCATTGTACCATCTTCATGATAATCTTTATTAGATTCATAAAAATAAATCAAAGATTTGCATTCTTCCAATGTTAATGTATTTTTAGCATGATAGATAAAATCCTTTACCATTTCATTTAGTAAGATCTAGGTATTTTTCAAGTAAGGTGGGAGTAGGTTCTGCAAGAGTAAGTATCTTATCAGAACTAATCATGAATATATCATCCTTAGTCACATTCAGCAACCAAGGTTCTAGAGTTTGATTTTCTTTAATTGTAAAAGGATTGACCATCTTACAATCAGGTGCTCCTATATCAACAGCAGCAACTTCAACTAACTCACTTATCAGAATCTGATTTGTCGTTAGATGAATTATCTTTATTAGTCGGTCCATTTTTTGTTACATCCTCAATGTACATGTCTTTTAAAGCAGGTGATGGTTCAACCATAGTAATTAACCAATCAGCAGTTACAGGAATTCTAGTTTCTAGAGTCAAAGGCATCCAAGGAAAAAGAGAAACCTCATATCCAGCTTTTTTTGTATTCCCATCAGATGGTTGTTGTTGAGGGTTCCTCATTTTAACAACACAAGGTTTCTCAAAGAAATATCCTATAACCCTACCTTCTGGTCCCTCCTGAGTACGCATCTCAGTAAGGTCTGTGATAATATCTTCTCCAGATTTAAGAAGGCATAATTTAATTGTCATAATTTAAGTCCAACGTGTAACTGTTAATTCTATGGAGTTATCATCCATCTCCCACTCCTCCTGAACTTGGAATCCCATTTCTTTTACTGTATTATGTACAGTCATTCTAGCATACTGTTGTGTAACTTTGTCAAGGAATCTTGCTGGTGGGACTGGATCTTTCCAAGTTTGTATGTCTGCTACTAATTCATATACACCTTCTTGGTTTAAACGAAACCCAATATCATTACCTATAGAAACATCAACTTTTACTTTTTCATGTTGATGATCGAGAGGATTTACTAGTTCTTTATTCTCCTGAACATCATACTGTAAAAGTTCTAATGCTTCAATCAACTGTGGTTTGTGTTTGATCTTGGTTTTGACTGTGCTGAAGTGCGACATTGTTAGAATAGAATTCGGGTTTAAATTGACGAGTTTCTAAAGTTCCAAGTTTCTCCTCTATCTGTTTAGTAAGTTCTACACATTGATGAGAAGTAAAACCAGTAGCTTCTTCGGTTACATGACCGTCTTGTCTAATGGTAAACTTAAGGGTTTGTTGTTCAGGCATTTGTAATCTTCTGTAAGAGATTTTTCTTTACTGGTTGCTTCTCTGCAACTACTTCTTCAACCTTAACTTCTTCTACAGGCCATGGAACGTCATACTCCCAATGCTTTTCTGTATCAAAGGTTTCTGCTGGATTACCCAAACTTCTTTGTAGTAATCTAACACGTATAGTATCTTTTTTGAATACTGGTTGTGGAGTTACAGTCCTACCAAGTTCAATGTACTCTACGCAGGAAGTTGTTTTTGGTTCCACTACAGGAACATATACTTTTTCTTTAGGCATAATTAAAATTGTTTTGGATGAGTTACTACATCACCATGAATCTCACCTATATCATCTATATGAGCATGATCTATCTTTTCAATATGTAGGTGCTCCAATGC